CTGCAAAAAAAGCAGAAGCATTAGACCTATCAGATGTAGAGGCTGAAACACTTGGAAACACCTAAGAAAGGAAGACCTAAACTCAAAGAAGGAGAGAAGGGTCGATATAGATTATCAGCTAAGGAAAAAGCTCGTAGAGCTGCCCTAGCCCAGTTGAGGTATAGGGATAAAAAAATTAAGAAACACAAGAACCAACTATCGAGGCAGAAACAATTAAAAAAAGAGAAGATAGAGAAGTTCAAACACTTGGACAAGGCGATACAAGGGAAAGCTGCAATGACAGAGGATGTACTTGCAGATGCTCCTGCAGCAGTGAAAGAGCTTGTTGCAGAGCAGGAAGTAGCCTTCAAACCGAATCCAGGTCCACAGATGGAGTTCTTAGCAGCACCTGAACGTGATGTTCTTTATGGTGGTGCAGCAGGTGGAGGTAAATCATATGCCCTACTTGCAGATGCATTAAGATATGCCCACAATCCTAATCATAGAGGATTGCTTCTTAGAAGGACATTGGGCGAACTAACAGAGCTTATAGACAAAAGTAGGCAATTATATAAGAAGGCTTTCCCAGAAGCTATATTTAGAGAAAGTAAATCGACTTGGGTATTCCCATCAGGGGCTACGATTTTATTTTCATATTTAGATAGAGACACAGATGTTACAAGATATCAAGGACAAAGTTTTAACTGGATTGCAATCGATGAAATCACGCATTACCCAACTCCTTACGTATGGGAGTACCTTCGTTCAAGACTCCGTACAACGGATCAAAGCATTGTACCGTACATGCGTTGCACAGCTAACCCAGGTGGAATGGGCGGTTGGTGGGTTAAAAAGATGTATATTGATGCTGCCGAGCCAAATACGCCTTTTTGGGCTAAAGATGTTGAATCAGGTACTATCCTCAGATACGGAGCCTCAGCCCAAGAAAAAGCAGGAAAGCCCCTCTTCCAAAGAAGATTCATCCCTGCAAGACTAACGGATAACCCCTATCTTATAGCTTCAGGGGAATATGAGGCTATGTTGTACTCTCTACCAGAAGTGGAGAGAAGAAGATTATTAGAAGGAGACTGGGATGTCACAGATGGTGCAGCGTTTGCTGAGTTTGATCGTTCAGTACATGTTGTTGACCCCTTTGAGATTCCTAGGTCTTGGGCTCGTATTAGGGCTGCAGACTATGGTTACTCTAGTCCTTCTTGTGTTTTATGGGGTGCTGTCGATTATGATGGTAACCTATGGATATATAGAGAGCTTTACGGAAAAGGTTACACAGGAGAAGGGTTAGCAGAAAGGATTATGGAACTAGAGTATGATGATCCTACTATGCAAACAGCAGTATTAGACGAATCATGTTTTAGTAGAACAGGGCATGGTCTAAGTATAGCAGAATCCATGAATAGATTTAACTTAAGATGGATGGCTTCTAACAGAGACAGACTGGCAGGTAAGATAGAGATGCATAAACGTTTAGGTAAGAACGATATGGGAGAACCTAGACTTAGAATATTTAATCATTGTAGCCAGTTAATAAGAACTTTACCTACACTACCTCTAAGTAAAACAAACCCAGAGGATGTAGATACAAAAGCAGAGGATCATGCTTACGATGCTTTAAGATATATGTGCATGACAAGATTAGTTAACAGCCCATACTATCATCCTAGGTTTAGAAAACCTAAAGAGTTTGATAGGTATGAGGTGCAAGACCCTATATTTGGATATTAGATGTCAAAATCAGATACTAGAACAGCTTTAGATTGGTTTAATCGTTCTCAACGTAACGAAAAAGATGTGCTATTAAAAAGTAGGTCTGATGAATTAGCCAAAAGATTAAATAGTATAAAAGGGTCTAGGTTTACAGACAAGTTTATAACACTATCTAAGACATATGCAGGATATTCTAATGAAATAGAAACACTTTTAGATTTAACTGATGAACAAACTCTAAAAAACTTAAACACTCTTTCAGGAACTAAATATACACCAGAAGATATAAGAAAATATAAAGTAATGATGGAAATGTTATATGCAACAGGTGCTAGAGCAGGAGACATATCAGCAGTAAGATTTAAAGATTTAAATTTTGAAACAGGAGAGATACTGTTAGATTTTACAAAAGGTAAAAGAAAAAGAGTAGTCCCTATGAGTGATTACCTTAGAAATATATTAGAACAATATGCAAATGAAAATCAAATAAGAGGTAGTAATCCTCTTTTTCCTGCTAAAAAAGATACAGTTACTAGTCAGAGTTTAGGTAAATTTATAAAAAATTTAGCTGCAGGAACACCAGAAATAGATGCAAAAAATTTTGGTGGTGGTATGGAGGATGTAATTTTTGGTGAAGATTATAGAAATGCTACTTCTAAAACTTTTAGAAAACATACTGCAACTATGCTTTCGGTATTAGAAGATTCTTTTATACAATTAAAAATTAATCCTGCAAACTACTTAAGAGATGAGCTAGGACATGAAATTGTTCAGATGATGGCTAATTATAATCAAGCTGCTATACAAATGAGAGACCAAAAAGCTAAAGGTATTCTTGCAGGACAAGATTTTGCAGTAACCCCCAGAATGGAATCTGCATTAAGTGCTCACTTTCAACATGCTGAAAGAGCTTTTTTACTAAATACTTATTATAATTTATATCAAGTAGACAAAGAAGGTATGAAAATAAAAGGTAAACAAGAAGCTGAAAATGTTAAAGAAGTTAGAAAAGTTAAAAAGAAAAAACTAGAAGTAGAACTTTCGGAATATGATAAATTAAAAGCTAGAGTAGGTAAAGGTAAAGTAGGTAAAGCAATATCACAAAACATGTTAGAGTGGAATATGATGCCTGCAGGTTTAGATTATGACCAACAGGTAGATTGGATAAATAGAAAAAGTCTAGGAGAAGTAGGTTTACCTTCACCTGTTACAGAAAGTGATCCTAGACTTAAAGATATAGTACCTGATGAACAACGAAGAAGAGTTTCTAATATGAAAAATCAAACAGCTAGAGGTGTACAGCTTGCAAACATGAACGCTCAAGACTTTACTGTACTAGAAGAGTACTGGAAAAAAGGTTCTGATTTTAAATTAATAAAAGAAATAAATATAGAAGATGCCGTACCACAAATTTATGAAAATTTTTTTGATAAAGAAGTTGTAGATATAGGTAATTACAGAAATAGTTTAGACGATGATATATTTAGAAAAGTACTTGACCAAACAGACAATTTCTTTTTGCCTGCAGAAGACATACTAAAATTACCTACTAATGCTAGTAGCTTTGATAATGCAGGAGATATATCAAAGTTTTTTGGACCTAATGCTAGAGCAACAAAAAGTTTAAATATAAAAATAGACCCTGCAGTTATGTCAGATGTATTAAACATGATTGAACGTAAATCAAGAATGAATCAAGTTGCTGCAAACTTAATAAATGCTGCAGAACATACTTTAACTCCTGATAACTTTAAAAGTAGTATAGGTCGTTTAGATTATATAATAAATGAGTTACAAGAAGGACTAACAAACTGGGCTTCAAAAAATCCTGATGTAACTCCTGATGTAGGTTTTGTACATAATCAATTTAAAGTAGAGCAATCTGACTTTATCAATGAACTAAACGGTATATTTACAGATATGAGATCAAGTACAGGTGTAGAGTATGCACCTATAAGATTAGAAGATTTTGATGAAATTATTGAAAGGCATCCTGATTATTTTACGCCACTAGAAAAAGGGTTTGCTAAAAGGTATACAGTAACAGCACCTGGTGCTGAGAAAAGTATGATACGAAGTATACAACTTGAACCTATACTTAAAGCTCTTAATGAAGTTACAATAGATGGGCAACCTATTTTTGATAAAATGGCTTGGGATTCAGAAGGTTTTTCTAACAGTGAAGAAATACTTAATCAACCTTTATCTGATAGATTAGAATTTAATCTTAAAAATATAGAAACTAACCCTACTGTAGCTTTAAGACAAAAAGATCATGGATTTATAATAAAAACAAATATGGCACAGAGAATATTTAACAAATATACTCCTAATAATAAAATACAAAAAGTAGGTAATGAAGCTTTTTCTGCAGGAGTTATAGAATTTAAAGATAGTAGAGGAGAACTTGTAGATACTTTAAAACCTAATGCTAGGTATATTTCTAATGAAGCAGTAGAAAATGTAAATAATGCAATTAGTAGAAGAGTAAAAAAAGGTATTTTAGGAATAGTGGGTTTTGGTGCTATAGCAAAGAATGTACTTTTTCCTGGGGTAGGCTTAGCTGCAGATGTAGCTACAGAAGTACTATTAACAGACCCTGGGAATGTAGGTAAAGATTTTGAAGGAAAAGAATTATATACAGACTTACCAGAATTTTACAGTGGTAGTGGTAGAGAAGTTAAAAGTGTTTTAGACGATATTACTGGAGAACAAGTAAGAACGGTTACTGAACAAGAAAGTTTAAACACAGAACCTGTAGAAGACGTTACGTTTTTAGATACTGTTAAAGAAAAAGGTAAAGAGTTATTTCGTACTGCTGTTGCTGCAGGTTCTGCCATGGCATCACAAAATGCTAGACAAGACCTTTTTACACCTACAGTTGAAGAATTAAATAAGAGAGAAGCTGAAGATACAGAGTCTAAACGTTTTGTAAAGGATGTAAGTAGAAAAGAAGTTGCAGAGTATATACCTAACTTAGAAGATCGTGTTGCTAAACAAGAAAATCTTACCGAATACAGAAGAAGAGCAAACCCTAGAGCAGCAGCAGTAATAGATCAAAGTGGTAGAAAAGCAAAAGAAAGATTAGATGAAATAAACGAATTTGGTGCTACTGGCACTGATAACCAGATGGAAGACTTAGGTTTTACATCACAACAACAATAGGAGAGAAAAATGCCGTTAATGAGCAAATACAAACAAGGTGATCTTGGCATGGAAAATGAAGCACAACTATCCAGAGAAAAAATGGAAAGTTGGGTTAACACAAAGTATTCCCATGCAGAAGAATCATCTGTTAACGAAAAAAGCCTTTCAGGTAAGAATCAAGTAGATTCTAACTTTAATGCTTTAGCTGACCAAAAAGACTACTAAAATGGCTGAGATAGGTGAACTAATAGGCACTGGCGAACAGAAAGACATTACCGATGAGGAAATGGTAGGTTTAGCAGGCTATATAAGATCAAAGTATAAACAAGCAGAAGATGGTCGTTTAGCTGATGAACAACGTTGGTTACGTGCTTACAAAAACTATAGAGGTACTTCAGAAGATAGTGAAGACTATAGGCAATCAGAACGTTCTAAAGTTACTGTTAAAATAACAAAAGTAAAAGTGCTTGCTGCTTTTGGGCAGCTAGTAGATATACTTTTCTCTAACGGTAAAGTTCCGATTTCTGTAGACCCTACCCCTGTACCTGAAGGTATAGAAGAATTTGTTCACCTAGAAACGCCAATAGATCAAGCAACAAATGAACCAGACCCTTATGGGTTTGAAGG